TTAATTTTTTAATAATAGTCTTAAGAACTTATGTCTACTCTACAATGCATGTAAGAGTAGAAATAAATTATCAAGGTGCTCTACTAATTTTACTTCTTATTATTATAAAAGTAAAGTATTAAGTTATATATTACTATTATATTTGTTGGTTAGCGATTTGGTAATGAGGGACTTCCTGCAATAAATTCAACAATGAATTTATATTACAGTCAAGTTCCCTCTTTATCCAATCCTAACCAGTTTCTTTGTTTTCACTGGAATGCTTTGTTGTATAAGCTGATAGGCAAAGTTTGGATCTTCCTACTGCTAAAGTTATAATTTATAACCCGCATTATGACAGCGTAGTCCCTCACAAGTAATCATAATGTCTTTTAGGACAGGTAGGAAGAATTAACTTCCACAGTCCACACAAACAGAAAAAGCACAACCATTAAGATTGTGCTTCAACTGTGTTATGTCCAATAACAGAATAAAAACTTCCATCTTGGAAATTTTGAAAGTCTTTGTTCTGTTTCTGTTTGTTGGACATATTATAATTAAAACTCTTTTCTAAAAATAAAGCAACAACAAAAGTTGATAACTAGGTTGATAACTCAAAATAGTTGATAAAGTAGTGGGTAAAGTTGATAATCACAAACCCATCTTTTGAACATCATCTATACTTGTTACAACAAAATAATCTCCTCCTGCTAAGATGCATCTCTTCATAAATTCCATCTGATGGTCTGATTGTTTTCCTTTTGGTCTCTTCACTTCAAGACCAATAAACTTTCCTTTGTGAATAACTATAATATCAGGAACTCCTCTCAATGCATATTTAGGCATAGCTTGATATGCTCTTGCATTTTGGTTGAATGTTGGTATGGTATTCTGTCTCCAAAAGAATACTTTTTTCAAAGCAAGATAATCACATATGGCTAATTGAATTTGTTTTTCTAATATTGGCATACTTGTCTTTTTATTTTACACAATGGATTTATAATAAAGTCAACATTTTATAATATCCTTATTTATCAATCTATTTTATACTAAATAAAGTTATACAATGTAATTATAAGAAAGTCAACTTGACTATTTTATCAAAATGGTTCATACTTACTGGGTAAGGATGAGTAGTGAAAGAACAAAATTATTTTATGTCTTAATTATCTCTCTTACTTACAATTTAGTCAAGCTCTTTGAATCCTGTTCCTATAATTTTCCCAAGTCTCGTTCGTCCTATGCATGACTTAGCTAGGATGAGAAGATTATAGGCAGGCTTCAGAGAGTTTGAAATTTGATTTGTTCTTTACAATTTAAGAATTAGTTAGTAAAAGGTCTTGTGTGTTGCAGTCCTACAAAAAGGTATCCTTAGTAGTTTTGTAGAATGAAAAGGAGAGGATATTGGAAACAGAGCAGAGGTGGTATGGATAACTACAAATATTCCAGAGAGACTTTGCTTGAGGATAATAGTAGCTACTTCTTTCCTAACAAGATGGAGTGATAAAAATAAATCTGGCTACAAACTGAGTCATCACTGGTGCAACAAGTAAGTTAGGTCTATCTCAACTTCGGTTGAGCAAGACCTTTTGCTAACTAATTCAAAAAATAAAAATATGATAACAATACAATCATTCGGTTTCAAGTATGGCAAACCAGAAGCCAACATAATTCTGGATGTTTCCTACTTTATCAATCCTTGGAGAGATAAAGATGTGAGACAAGAAGCAGATTCAGTTGAAAAGAGAAACAAGATCCTTGCATTCATGTTGAAGCAAGAAGGAGTTGAAAAGTTTGTCAACTCAACATCTGGTCTCTTGGCGACTTACAATCAGTTGTTTCCTGATGAGAATTTGCAAGTAGCATTCTGTTGTTCTGCTGGTGAGTATAGAAGTCCTGCTATGGTTGAGTTGGTTCACAACCGACTCCAAGAGTTAGGAATTCTATCACTAGTAAAACAAAGTCCAAATTCAAAACTATAAAGGAGGTAATCATGGAAAAGAAATGGCACTTTCCTCTCATCAACCCAGTCCAGAACTACTCACTTGAACACTATCTTGACCACATTGTGGAAGAGATAAAAGAATTCAAAGAGGAAACTGACCCAGAGTTGAAGAGAAAAGAAGCAGTTGACATTTTACATGCAGCAGAAACTTTTGTTCGGAAGTATTTCCAAAGAACAAAAGGATCTGACTTCAAACAAGTTAGAACAGCGACAATCAAGAAGAACAGAAAGAGAGGGTATTACAATCAATAATTGGGACAGGAGGATGAAATACTCCTCCTACCCATTATTATAATTATTAGCTTAATGATAAAATTATGAATCAATGCGAACATTTGTGCAGTGGAAATTGTAGGAGAGTTGGATGTAATTGTGAGTGTGGAGAATGGCATAACATTTGTGAGCCAAAGAATGTTAGAGAGAGAAAGTATAATTATTGGAGAGGTTTTGTAGTAGCTACTGGTATATGGTTGATAGTGGCTATATTATTTCTTAGGAGTATTATAAGTGTATTAAATTAACATGGACTCAATATCATTTGTTGGCAAACCAAAAGAATTGATGGACTTCATAGGTAGTTTGATATGTGAATACTGCTATGGAATGGGTTGGGGTTCAACCATGGAAAGAGTTTATTCCAATGAACCACATATGGCACCAATAGGAGAAGAAAGATGCATCTGCCAATATAGTGAACCTGATTATGAGTCTGAATAAATATATGCAAAAAGAATTAAGTTATTTGTTAGATAAAGATTTCAAAGTGTATGTAGGTGGTGAGTATGAAAGGAGAACAAACTTTCTTGGAATGATGAACTTGTTGGCACACAGAAGTGATTTCTTTAGATTTCATTCTTCACAGCAACAATCATTTATAAAGAAATGTATTAAAGAGAAAAGTATTTATGTTGATGCTGATATATTATTAACATTTAAAAGATAATATGAATCACAATACACATCAAGTAGTAAAAGAACCAAAGTTTTTAGAAATTATAAATGAAGAGTATCAAAGAGCAAAAAGAATTTTAAATCCAATGCTCAAAGGAGTGAATAGAAGTTTTGTAAAGTTTTATTGGTGGAAGAGAAAGAGAGCATGGGGAGGATCTTGCTCAATATGGAATAAGACAATTTGCTTCAACAAAAATTACAAAGATGGAAAAGAAGAGAAGTGGAGCAAGGAGCAATTCATTCTTATGTTAAGACATGAAATAGCACATTTAGCAGTAAATGAAAGAGGTCATGGAGCAAGGTTTTTGAATGCTCTAAAATTAGTAGAAGGTCATCGGTATGTGGGAGAACCTGTATATGATGGCATTAAGAAAACAAAATAATAATATGGAAATGAACAATGACATTTTAGAAGCAGTAAATAGGACAAAAGATTTTGTTAGGAACCAAGTAGCAGAGTATGCAGAGCAGAATGCAGAAGTGTATGTATCATCAAAGTTAGGATTGACAGATGAGCCAGAGAAGCAAGGAGTGAAAAATACTTATATTGAAGAATTTACTAATTTAATGTTCAAGCAAATTTGCTAAATTTATGACAGAAGACAAAGTATTAAAAAATGCACAATATAGGAAAGGTCTTGGCATAGCTTGGTTCAATGCTACCAACTCTGCCATTGAGATGGTGAAAGTGGAGCATGCCATGGGAATGTTTACTGTGCAGTCTTTATTGAATGTTAATATTAAGCCATTCAAGAAGAGTAAAAAGAAAGGAGTAAAGAAAGGAGTAAAGAAAGAAACTACTGCTACTGTAAGTTTGAACAAAGCACAATCAATTGAGGACAGAATATCATATTGGAGAAGTAAATTCTTAGAAGACCACAAAGTTTACTATGCAGAAGTTGTGTCCCAAATAGGAACCAATTATGATGTAAGCAAGACAATTGAATTGCTAAAGAAGACAAAGAATAGAAATGAGTTGAAATTAGTTTGGACTGCTATGAGTGAAGATGAAAGACATGATGGTGAAATTAGAAAAATTACTAAAGAACTCAAAAAATCTTATGAAAAACAGTAAAGAAATAGAACAAAGAAGTGATGAGTGGCATCATTTGAGAAAAGGAAAGATAACAGGAACAACATTGAAATCTATCATGGGAACTCCAAAAGCAAGACAAGATGCATTCTATGAGATAATTGCAGAAAGACTTACTATTGGCATTGATGATGGAGAAGAGAGTGCTATGGACAGAGGAATTAGATTAGAAGGAGAAGCAATTGCTGCTTTTGAGTTTGAGACAGATTTGAAAGTTGAAAAGACTGGTTTTTCTCAGAATGATGAAAATCCATTTATTGCAAATAGTCCTGATGGATGGATAGGAGAAAGCCAAGAAGAAGGAATTGAAGTAAAATGTATGGGAGGTAAAAATCATATCAAGATGTGGTTTTTGAATGAAGTTCCTGATGATTACTATTGGCAAATGATACAGTATTTTATAGTCAATGAGAATTTGTTGAAATTATACTTTGTTGGCTACAATCCAGACATTCCAAAACATCCATTGCATATCATTCCAGTATTAAGGAAAGATATTTTGGAAGACATAAAGGTCGCAAGAACTAAACAAGATGAGTTCTTGAAAGAAGTAGAATATAAATTATCAACATTAATAAATTTAGAAGATTAAATATATGATACATGAAAAGAAAGTTTCAGTAGGAGCAGGTTATGTTAATAAGACTTCTTATGAGTTTGAAGGAAAGAAATTTGAAGCAGATATAAAAGATGGAGACATTGTCAAGATCCTTGATGAAGGAATACAAATGCAGAAAGAATTCAAAGGAAAAACAAGCACTGTGACAGTCCACAAGATTGAAACAAGGAATGGCACAAAGGCAATTAGTCTTAATCAGACATCATTAAACAATCTTATTGATGCATTTGGCAAAGATAGTAGTGAATGGGTTGATAAAGAAGTAAAAGTTTGGGTGTTGAAAGTTATGGTGTCAGGAAAACTACAGAATGTTGCATATCTTTCTCACAAGAATGCAGAAATGAATGATGAAGGAAAATTCCTAACTCCAGAAGACAAGAGTGTAA